GACAACATCCTTCACAAGCAAAGCCAGTCAGCGCTTCCTTCTCTGATCGCTGCAAGCTGATCGCTGACACCTGAATCCGCGGGATGGAGCAGCCCGGTAGCTCGTCAGGCTCATAACCTGAAGGTCACAGGTTCAAATCCTGTTCCCGCAACCAAAAATCCGAAGCTACATCAATAGCTTACGCAAAGCCCCGCTTGGCTCTCGCCAGCGGGGCTTTTGCTTGTGTCCGCACTGTGTCCGTTTTTCGGGCCATTCAGAAACACGACGGCTCGCGTTAATCGCTATCAGGGAGCAGGCGGCGTAGGCCGATCGTAAGTGGCAGAAAAGATCGTGTCCGTAAGCCAGCGCTTGAACTCGGGGTTATCACTGAACTGCTTGAAAAGCTCGGTGTCGTCCTTCATCAGCCCGACGATCACGCCGGCCAGCGCCTTGTCGTGTTCGATCCGGGCGTTCTGCTTGTCCGAGTTCTGCTTTGCATTCTGATAGGCCGCGTTCGCCGCCACCTTGTCCGGGATCTCGGTGGCGATCAGGCGTCGTATGCGATCCGAGTCGGCCCAGGTGATGTTGCCGAAAAGATCGTTGAAGCTTCGAATGATATTCGAAAGCCGATCCAGTTCAGGTTCGGCTTTGTGCCCGCCACCGTCGGTCGGGACGGGATCGATCTCCGCGTCTTGATCTGAAAGCTGCACCCTTTGCGCGGCCTGCTTTTCGACCCGGTAGCTGTCCATGTCGATGGCTTCGAGAATTCCCTTCGACAGGTCTTCCTCGCGCGGCGCCGGCAGCTTCGGCAGAAGGAAGTTCAGGAAGATCGAGAGCTTTTCCCATTCTGCATTCGTGTAAGGAAGGATCGCGGAAATGAAGGCGTAGGTCCGCGCGAATGCCTTTGCTTTGCCTTTGAAGTCGACCTGGCCATCCTCGTCGAGGCTGTCGTTGTAAGTGGCGACGCAAGCATCGAGTATCGGGTCGAGCCGATCGCGATCAGCGCCCGACAGATACAAACCAACGAGCTGGTCAATCTGGGCCGGATCGTAGACCTGATACCCGTCCAGCGTGGCCTTGAGATCGTGAAGCCGGTTAGGATCGGTCTCGTCGCTCAGGATGGTGGTGCGATAGAAGGTGTCGAACGACGCTCGGATGGTCTCGGTATCGTTCATGAAATCGAGAACGAAAGCGTCATGCTTTTGAGGGTGCCCCCGATTGAGCCGGGACAACGTCTGAACGGCTTTGATGCCGGATAGGGCCTTGTCCACGTACATCGAATGCAAAAGCGGCTGGTCGTAGCCGGTCTGGAATTTGTCAGCGCAAATCAGGAAGCGATAAGGGTCGATCTCAATCTGATCGGCGATATCCTTCGACGGGAACCCGTTGAGGCTCGCCTCCGTGACCTTCACGCCCCGGAATTCATGCTCGCCCGAGAAGGCGACAATCGCGCGATAGGGGCTCTTGCGCTCGACCAGATACGCGCTCACCGCCTGATAGTACTGGATCGCGCGTTCGATGCCGGAAGTCACCACCATCGCCCGCGCCTGGCCACCAATCTTGTTCAGCGCGAGCACCTGCTCGTGGAAGTGATCGACCATGATCTCGGCCTTGAGCTTGATCGCGTGGTCGTTGCTCTCGACGTAGCGGCGAAGCTTCTTCGTCGCGCGCTTCGTATCGAATTCGGGATCGGCATCGACCGTCTTCACCAGCCGATAGTAGCTGTTCACCGGCGTGTAATAGCGAATAACGTCCAGAATAAAGCCTTCCTGGATCGCCTGCTTCATCGTGTAGCTGTGGAAGGGGCGGTGCTTGGTCTTGTCCCCTTCAGGATACGGCTCGCCGAATATCTCCAGCGTCTTGTTCTTCGGCGTCGCCGTGAATGCGAAATAGCTCGCGTTCGGGAGCATCTTTCGTTGCTCCATGATCGTGTTGATCTTGTCTTCGACGGTTTCGTCCTCGTCGCCGTCTTCCGCGCCGGTCAAAGCCGCGTTCAACGCCGCCGCCGCCTTGCCGCCTTGGCTCGAATGCGCCTCGTCGATGATGATCGCAAAGCGCCGGTCCTTATGCTGCGCACCGATATCATCGAGGATGAACGGGAACTTCTGAACCGTGGTGATGATGATCTTCTTGCCGTCGGCGATGAAGCGGCGAAGATCGCCGGAATGCTCGGCGTGTCCGACCGTCGCGCCGACCTGCGCGAATTGCTTGATCGTGTCGCGGATCTGTTGATCGAGAATGCGGCGGTCGGTCACGACAATCACGGAATCGAAGACCTGCCCGGCATCGTTCGCGAGCCGCACGAGCTGGTGCGCCAGCCAGGCGATCGAATTTGACTTCCCCGATCCCGCCGAATGCTGGATCAGCACGCGCCGGCCGGCGCCCTTCGCTTTTGCATCGGCCAGGAGCTTGCGCACCACATCAAGCTGATGGAAGCGCGGGAAGAGCTGATCGCGCTTCGTTCGATTGGTCTTCGGGTCCTTGCGCTCAACGATCTGGGCGTAGTTCTCGATGATGTCCGTCAGGCCGAGCGGCGTGAGGATTTCCTTCCACAGATAGTCGGTCTTGATGCCGGCGGGGTTCGGCGGGTTGCCGGCCCCATCGTTCCAGCCCTTGTTGAAGGGCAGGAACCACGATCCCTTGCCCTTCAGGTGGGTGCAGAACTTCACCTGCGCGTCATCCACGGCGAAGTGCACGATGCAGCGGCCGAACTCGAAGAGCTTCTCGCGCGGATCGCGGTCACGCTTGTATTGTTCGACGGCATCCTCGACCGTCTGCTTCGTCAGGCTGTTCTTCAGTTCGAAGGTGGCGATCGGCAAACCGTTGATGAACAGCGCCAGATCGAGCGCGTGGGCGGTGTCGTCGCGGCTATAGCGAAGCTGGCGCGTGACCGAGAACCGGTTGAGCGCAAAGCGTTCGGCGGCCTTGGAATTGCCCGGCGACGGCGTGCCGTAGAACAGGTCAACGTCGTGCGCGCCATGCTTCACGCCGTTGCGCAGAACGTCGATGACGCCGCGCTTGCCGATCTCGCCTTGAAGCCGGGCGAGGAACTTCTGTCGCGCGGGGCTGTCGTTATCGAGATCGAGCGCTTCCACCAAGTGCGATTGGGTCGCGCCGATGAAGGCGCGAACCTGCACGAGATCGACCGTCCATGCGCGATCGTAATCCTTCGGGTTGCCGAGCAGCCAATTGTGCAGGCCGACGAAGGGTTCAGGTTCCTCGGAGAATCCGCCGCCGGTCGGCGCCGAGGTGTGGCCCGTCATTCCAGCGACGATAAGGGCCTCGAGGCCCTTTTCCGAGGTGTCTGTCTTCATGCAGCCGCCAGCCACCCTTTCGCACGAAGGGTCTCGAAGGCGATGCCGATCTGGCGCGGCGAGAAGCGCTTCTTACGGTCGTTCCAGGCATAGACCTTGGCGACGGCGTCTTCGGCGCTTGTCGCGTTCTCACGGCTTGCCACCCAATGGACGGTCGCTAGCAGTTCGAGCCCAAATGGCGTCTCGAAGCCTTCAACGAGTTTGCCCACACGATCAAACCGGCTGCGGGTGTCGCCATCCGCATCGAGGAAGGCTTCCGCGTCCTTCACCGCGCCGGGCACGAGTTCAAGCTGTTTCTCGGGCGCGTCGCCGCCATCGTGATAGCCGGACACGAGGTGCCCTTCGATCTTGGTCAGGACATGCCGCAGGTTGTCGGCATAAGGGCCATAGTGGTGCTTGATGTAGTTCAGGCGCAGCGGTTCGCCCGCCTCTTGCATGAAGTACATGAGCTTCTGGATCTCGATCAGCGTCACGAACGGGTCCATCAACCCGCCGAGATAGCGGTGCATCAACACGACGAGCGCGGCGCGGCCCGCCGTCATGTTCGGAACCTCGCGCGACTTGGTGGCTACGGGGGCGCTGTTCGGCTCGAACACGATCACCTGAAGGTCATTGAGGCCGCGCAGGGCCTCGACGATGCGCGGGCGCACGTCGGCCCAATTGAGCCCGCCGAGGCCGCTGCCCAGCGGCGGGATGGCGATGGATCGAATGCCGCGCGTGCGGATTTCTTCGACCAGCGCCTTCAGCCCGGAGTCGATGTCTTCCATCCGGCTCTTGCCGCGCCAGTGGCGCTTGGTCGGGAAGTTGATGATGAACTTCGGGTTGGTCAGCGTCCGCGTCTCGAACACGAACATCTTGCCCGGCTGCACCTCTTCGCGCGCGCAGGCGGCCTCGTAAGCCTTGAAGTTCTCCGGAAAGTCGTTCTTGAACTGAAGGGCGATGCCGCGGCCCATGATGCCGACGCAGTTGACCGTGTTGACGAGCGCTTCCACGTCCGCCCGGAGGATGTCCCCTGTCTTGAACTCGATCATCGCCATCCTCCCTCAATAGTACCATTCTCTTCTTATTTCGATCCTCGGCCGATGCGCCGCGCCCTGCATTGCATCCGAGACCCGCGCCACGATCCCCTGCGAATGCACGCCGATGCGTTCCACCAGGTGCCAGGGGAACGCCTGTTCGATCAGGAATTCCGCCTGTTTGCCCTCCTTGATATCCGCCAAGCGGAAATCCTGCGCCGCCACCGCGGCCCAATTGATCTCACCAAGCTTGTCGATCCCGGTCCGGAACTGGGCATAGACCGCGCCGGCATTCGACAACGACACTGCCCACCGCCGGCCGTTCGCGGCGGCCCATTGCGTCACGGCGTGCAGATCGGCCTCAAGATGGACGATCGGCTGCTGCCCGCCCCGATAGGCGAGTTCGGGATGGTTGGCGCAATGGATCACGTACAACATAATCGAACGCGAACAAAAATAGAACGGGACAAATTGACCAACAGTTAATCCGGCATGGCAAGTCACCGGCAACTGTAACCGGCGCTGCTTAATGCTGTTCATGCCGATTGTCGTGCCCACGCCCTGGCGCTGAACCATCTCCGCATCCGACCACAGAAAGCCGTCCGCGATGATCGACGTGAGGCGGTCGACATGGACGATGTGGTAGATTTTGGGTTGGGCAGGAACGGGCATCGTCAGGCGACCCCTCGTTCATACCAGCCGAATTCCTTGTGGCGGCGCTCGATCAATTCGACGAATAAGCCGAGGAAGCGCCGCATATCGGCAACCAGAACAACAGCGCCCCATGTGCGCGCGCCTGTCCGAGGATGGGTATTCCAGATGCGCAGCGCGTGAATCTGGCCCTTGCCATCAGACAGGTAGTCGAGGTTGCCGTGCGCCATGCCGTTGCGCATCAGGCGAATTAGATCACCCAGCGAGGCAGGTTCGCTATCGGAAGGGCGCTCCTTGTTGATCGTCGGCCAGCCCAGCACAGCTGCGTCGGAGAGTGGGAGCCCCACTAGGTCGTCCCGCATGGCCTCGTAGGGATGCGCAAGCGCCCCGAGGAACGTGTTGATGAGTTGTGTCACCTCGTAAGGACCAGCCGGACCCGCATGCGCCTCGACGAAGGCGAGGTTCGCCATCGATCGACGCATGATGTCGAGGATTGGCTCGGTCGGCATGCCCATCAGGCGGCGACCTCCTCGGTCTCGACATCGTCAACCGGTTCTTCGATGTTGTCGTCCTCAGCAGGATCGTCGATGGCCTCTGGCTCGACGGTTTCGGGCAGGCTGGCCGCAATGGCGCGGACATCGAGTTTGCCGGTGACGACATCGGCAATCAGCCGCGTGCGGAATTCCTGGATGAGGGCGATCTCGCGGTCAGCTAATGCGATTGCGGTATTCAGGTCAGCTGTTTCTTTGTCAGCCCAACGAACGATAGCCGCCTGCTCTTCGACCGGAGGCACAGGTAACCCCAATACTTCGATACGCTCAACAGAGAGGCCCGGCTGGGCGGCGGCGATAGAATACTGGTTGAGGTTCATTACACGAAGAATTTCCTCAAACCAGCGAACTACATATCCGGTTCTAGGGTGTGCAACGATGGCGTGTTCCGACGCGAAAAACTTATTCGTCGCTAGGTGGATATTGCCACACAAGGCCCCCTGACGGCCGATCAAAACGAAATCACCATCGTGCGTATAGCGGGCTGTGTAGCCGCGATGGCCATTGCCGCCGTAGACTGGAAAGTCACCACTCTCTTCGATCTGAAACGCGGTAATGGTCTCGCCACTGCGAAGCCGGGCGAGGCGTTTGAGTTTGCTGACCTCCCACCCCTCGGGCACGTCGCCGAGCCAGGAGATGCCGGAGGGCTTGAGACGGACGTTCGGATCGAGGCCGCGGGTGACGGCGCGGTGGATGATCGCCTGCTTCTGCTCGTTCAGAAGCGCGATGATCTTCTTCTTCGCGCGGATCAGCTTCGCCGTCTGCGCCCCATGCCAATCCAGAAAGCGCACGATCAGCCGCTGCTCATCGAGCGGTGGGATAGGAAGGCGAATGTCGTAGAAATCGTCTGTGTAAAGTCGCCAGAATCCCTCGACGATGCCCTTAGCCCTCGTTCGCAATTCTGCACGGCACGCGGGCGACTTGAGAACGTATTCGAAGAACCTGACATTGGTGCCGGTCACTGGCCGAAGCACGGTGTAGTCTGGGCTGATCAGCCCGGGCTGTTTCGCGTAGGCGAACACGCCAAGATGAGCTTTGAGGCGATTAAGGACGAGGTCGTTCGACGCCACAAGCTTGGCACCGACATAGCTCTCCGACACGAGAGACTTTTCAACTTGGTTGGCGGGAACCAGCCCTAAGCGCTGGCTCATTGAAAGATGCGTTTCTTCGCCTGTCGCGGAGCGACTATCGATTTCGCGAAATGCATACTTGCTGCGCGAGACTTCCCAATGTGCCGGAACGGCACCGAGCCACGGCAATCTGCTCGGCTTCATCTCGGCATAGGGGCGCAGGCCATCGATCATCGCGCCGCCCCGATAATGTCGGCCATCAGGCCATCGGTTTCGCGTTCCAGCGCCAGAATGTCGGCACGGATCGCCTCCAACGGGCGTAGCGGCTGCGGCTTGTAGAAATAACGGGTGAAACTGATCTCGTAGCCGATGGTGGTCTTGGCCTCGTCGATCCAGGCGTCGGGCGCGTGCGGAAGCACCTCGCGGCGGATGAAGGCCTCGATGCCGCCGGGTTCCTTCAACGGCACCGTCTCGGTGTCGCGCAACTCGCTGTCGGGCTCGTATTCCACCACGCAGCGTTTGCCGTCGATGGTGAGCGGGAACAGCCCGCGCAAAGGATCGGCTTCAATCTTGCTGGGCTTGTGAATGCGGCGGATGACCGGTGCGCCGTCTTCGGCGATCCGGCCTTCGTCCTTCAGCGCCTTGATCTCCTTCGGCGCATAAGCGCGGGTGGCGTCGATGCCGCGCGCCCGCAAGGGCCGCTCGACCGTGACCTTCGAATAGCCGAACTCGGCATTGTCGAAGATGCGCGATTGCTCGGTCTCCTCGAACTCGATGAAGGCTTGAAGAATGCGCTCGATATCGGCGTCGGCCAGTTCGCAGTTCTTCTTGCCGAGGTTTTTGCGCAGCGGCCGGAACCACGCGGTCGCGTCGATCAGCTGGACCTTGCCGCGCCGGTTGCCGGGCTTCCGGTTCGACAGCACCCAGACATAGGTGGCGATGCCGGTGTTGTAGAACATGTTGAGCGGCAAGGCGACGATGGCTTCGAGCCAGTCGTTCTCGATGATCCAGCGCCGCACATTGCTTTCGCCAGAGCCCGCATCGCCGGTGAACAGCGACGAGCCGTTATGCACCTCGGCGATGCGCGAGCCGAGCGGCGTGTTGTGTTTCATCTTGGACAGCATGTTCGCCAGGAACAGCATCTGCCCGTCGCTGGAGCGCGTGACGAGGCTGTATTCGGCATCGCCCGCGTGCTCGATCACGAAGCGCGGATCGCGCATGCCGGTCTTGCCGCCCATGCGCTCTTGATCGGATTTCCAGCTCTTCCCGTAGGGCGGGTTCGACAGCATGAAGTCGAATTCCTTTGACGGGAAAGCGTCGTTCGCCAGCGTCGACCATTCCGGCCCGCCGACGATGTTGTCGGCCTCTTCGCCTTCGCCCTTGAGCAGCAGATCGGCCTTGGCGATGGCGTAGGTCTCGCCGTTGATCTCCTGCCCGAAGAGGTGAGTGGAGACCTGCTTGCCGTGCTGCTGGGCAAGTTCGTTCAGCGTTTCTTCGGCGACCGTCAACATGCCACCGGTGCCGCAGGCGCCGTCATAGAGCAGGTACGTGCCGGATTGAATCTGATCGGCGATCGGCACGAAGATCAGCTTCGCCATGAGCTTCACGGCATCGCGCGGCGTCCAGTGTTCGCCCGCTTCCTCGTTGTTCGCTTCGTTGAACCGGCGAACCAGCTCCTCGAAGATCGTGCCCATCGCGTGGTTGTCGAGGCCGGGATGCTTTACCGAGCCGTCGCCGTTCAGCACCGGCTTCGGGCCGAGATTGATCGAGCTATCGAGGAACTTCTCGATTAGCGTTCCGAGCACGTCGGCCTTGGACAGCTTGGGGATCTGATTGCGGAACTCGAAGTTGTCGAGGATCTCTTGCACGTTCGGCGAGAAGCCATCGAGGAAGGCCTCGAAATCAGCCTTCAGCTGGGATTGCGACGCGCGATTGCGAAGGTCACGCAGATTGAAGCGCGACGTGTTGTAGAAGGCTTGACCCGCCGCCTGGCGAAGCGCCGCGTCCTGATTGGTGATGCCGGCCTTGTCGAGATTGTCCTTCATCGAGAGGACGGCGGCCTTGGTCGGCTCCAGCACCGCATCGAGACGGCGCAACACCATCATCGGCAGGATCACGTCGCGATATTTGCCGCGCACATAGAGATCGCGCAGGGCGTCGTCGGCGATGCCCCAGATGAAGTTCGTGATCCAGTTGAGGTCGCCGTTACTCATGCCCGCTTCAATCCCTTGCGCCTCTTGGCCGATTCCACGCTCGGTTTGACCGAGGGCGCCGGATCACCAGCGCTCTCGCGCAATCGTTCATACTCCTCAACGGCCATCACCACGACGACGGGGCGCCCGTGCTTCTCGACGGTTACGGGCTCCATTCGCGCAAGATCGATAAGACGGCCGAAGCCGTCCTTCGCGTCCTTCGCTGACATTGTTTGCATGGCGCGGCCTTTGATCGAATCAAGGCCCATTTTGGCTATTTTGGACCTTACTTCAAGGTGCCCTTGGACGCATCGCACAAGCTCGCGCCTGATCGCGTAGCCGGGCATAGTCCAGCATCGCCCGTTCCAGCGCCGCGCCGGGCGGCAGGCGCTGGATTTCATCGGCAAGGCGGGCCTGGAAGGCGCGGTCGTACGCCGCGACCGGCGGGCAGACGATGGACGGCCTAGAAGGTGCCGTCGCGCAGGCGGTCAGCGAGAGCGTCGCGATCACGAGGAGCGGCAGCGCCCGCGTCGAGCATCCGGCCTTTGGCATCGGAAGCCTCCTTCTGGGATTTGAGTTCGGCATCGCGGGCTTTTGCCGCCTCTGCGGCAGCGCCTGTTTTGCGGCCAGCGGCGAAGATCGCCGCGGTGGCGACGACCACCGCGACGATGAGGACAAGAGCGAACCAGCCGGTCACTTGGTCGCCCCGGTGATCCCGGCCCGAAGGGTGCCGAGGCCGAGCGCGGCGAGGACATGGGTGAGCCAGTCGGAACCGACATCGACGCCCGGCACGTCAATGCCGAGGCCCTTCTCGACGACGACGACCAGCACGAGCACGGCGGCGATGATGTAGGTGCGGTAGCCCGCACCGAACTGAAGAACGGCGTGCATGGAAATCTCCAAGGTTTGAGTTGGATCAGGCCTCGTTGACGGAGAGGCTTCCGCTCGCAGCGAGGGCGATGGGTCGAACGTTGGCGGGCTGGGCGCGATAGGCCGGGCGACGAACCGCCACGAGTCGCTGCTTCGACAGCCGGGAGATCGTCACGCGGTCGGATTGATTGCCGCCGAGAACATGAAAGGCCGAGGCGTCGTGGCCGACATAGAGGCCGACATGCCCGCCGCCCTTGCGCTTGAAGACGAGCACGTCGCCCAGTGCCGCAGCGCCTTTCGGAACTGACGTGCCGAACGACGCCCATTCGAGGGCAGCGAGATAGAGGCGCGGCGGATTGCGCTCGGGGCGGCGTTCGATGTTGGCGCGGTGGGCGACGATCGCCATGAACAGACCGCACCATGGGATCGCGTCGTGGCGATAGACGCCTGCATAGACGCGGCCGAGTCCGGCAGCTTCGAGCTCAGCTTGCCAGCCGATGATCTTGGGATTGTCGGCGGCGCCGGGTGCTTCGAGCGTGCCGTATTGCTTCAGCGCCTCGGTGATCATGCGCGGGCCGGGCTCGGCTTCGAGCCAGCGGTACTGGGCAGGCAGCATGGCGACCTCCAAAAACGACGAAGCCCGCCGAAGGGGCGGGCTTTGCGTCGGGTTGCGGTTGGGGGTGAAGGCGGGGGATCAGGCGTGCTTGCGCCCGTCCTCGTGGCTTTCCAGGCGGTCGATGCGCTCGCGGAATTCGGCGAGGGTCGCCTTCATCTGGGCGATGTCGGTACGGGCCTCGGCGACGACCTTTCGTCCGGCGATGTCGTTCGAGACATCGATCTTGATCGCGCCGATCTCCTTGGCGTTGGCGGCAAGGGTCGCATCGATCAGCGTGAAACGCTGCGAGAGCCACCACGCCACGCGGACGAGAAAGACGATCAGCACGAGCAGTTCGAGGATCAGGCTGCCGACAACGACCCACGTCAGCGTGAGCGCGTCGGCACCGACCGAGATCGGAGCGGCGGACATCGAGGGTTCCTTCTTTGGTAGGAATCAGGACGAGGGAGCGGTGAAGGCGAGCGCGTAGAGCACGACGCGCACCTTGCCGCCGGTGAAGTTGCCGCCGGCCGCGGTGATGCGGATCGGCGTGTTGGCATAGAAGGCGGTCGGGCCGATCACGCCGATGTTGTTGGAGCCCAGCGCGATGCCGAGCGAACCGCCGAACTGGCTGGTATTGCCGGCCACACCGACGCCGTAGGAGGTGGCGCCGGTGATCGCCTGCGTCGTGCGCGAGGCGACTGCCAGAACGATCATGCGGTCGGCGATCACGGCGGTGGTGGCATCGACGAAGGCGCCGGTGAGCGTCAGTTCCTGTTCAAGCGCCACGAGCCGGATCGCGCCGCCGTTGGCGGTGCCGACGACCCGGTCGCGCCAGGCGCCATCGGTCCAGACGACCGTAAGGCGCTCGTCCTCGACATGGACGCGCCAGCCGACGACAGGCACGAAGAACGCCCAGGCACCCTCGCGCCAGAAGGCAATCCTGTCGGTCTGGCCCGCCCAGACGCCGGTTGCACCGGAGGGCACGATCCAGCGGTCGCCGTTCGCTGGGCTTCCCGGCGGCGTCGCCAGCGCCCGGCTCTTGACGCTGGTTTGCACCAGCGCATCAAGGCGCAGCAGCGCTTCATTATGGGCAATCTCCTTCTGCGCCTGCCCTTGCGCGAGCGTGGGCAGGCCGAGATTCGGCGTCGGCATTGGCGTGTTCCTTCAGATGATGGCGGAGCCCGGCCAGCCGCGCCCGACCGAGGCGGAAAGCTGGTAGACGCGCATCGAGATCGTGCTTTGCGCCGATCCGAAATCCGCGACCTGCTGGGCGGTGGAATAGCTGGCGGTCGGCGTGGTCGCAGAGATGGTGCGGACCACGTTTGCGCCGTTCATCACGTCGACCTCGTAGCGCTCGCTTTCCTCGTTCAGCGGAACATCGACGCCATCGGCCCAGACGCCGCCGAAACGGGTGCGCCGAACCCATGTGATGGTGAGATCGCCGCCGCCATTGCGCGCGCCCGCGATCTGGACAGGCGACCACGGCATGCGGCCGACGGCCTTCGCGGCGAAGGTCGTCTGCTGCCAGGCGGGATCGGCGATATCGAGCGCCTGCGGTCCCCATCGATAGAAGCGGGCCGCGAGGCGTTCGGCGGGCTTGCCGTCAATCTTGGCGACAGCCTCGTTCAGCAGAACCACCGGCGCGCCGAGGGCCAGCGGCGAGCGAATGGCATGCTCGGTGCCGAGGCGTCCGCGCAGCAGCTTCGTCAGCCGATACGTTTGCGATCCGGTCAGGACCGCGTCAGCGAACTGGACGATCTCCCAATCCCCGTCGGGCGTGCCGAGGGCGAGGCTGTTCGTGCCACCGCTCAGGATTGTGTCGGGCGTCGCGCTCGCCAGTTCCCCGGCATAGAGCTTCACCTCAAGGACGGAGCCTTCGTCCCAATACTCCGTCGGCCCGGCGGGAAGCAGCTGGATGGTTTCGCCGAGGGTGGCCCGAACGGCGAGCGTTGTATCGAGCACGAAATCCGATCCGGTGGCGCTGTCCATCACCACGACGGCGCCCCAGGGCGAGGCGGACGCCGCGGCATAGGGCGAGAAGCCGTCGTCGGTGTCGCGCAGCAGCGGCAAGTCCATCAGCCGCAACACAGCCGCGCCATAGATCGGCGGTGGCGTGAGCGTCGGCGGCGCGATGCCGTTGAGCGGCGGCGCATAGATCGCCGCTTCCGCGCGCACGGCTTCGGCTTCGCGCGCGCCCTTGTCGAGCACGCGCGTCAGCCGGAACGACCGCGCCCTGCCGTTGATGACGAGATCGATCACGTCGCCTGGATCGAGCGCGATGCGCGAAGGCGGCAGCGCCAGTTGCGCGGTCTCGCGGGCAACCCATGCTTCCACCAGCGCGCGATCGGCGATCGATTGCGCCTGAACCTGATCCATCACCAGCGCGAGCCGCAGATCGCTCTTGCGCTCGGAATAGCCGGCAAGCCGCGTCGCCGAGACCGCGCCGGATTTGTATTCGTCCACCGCATCGGTGAAGCCGACCGCCACTTCGTTCGGCAGTTCGGTTTCCTGGCCGCGCGTCAGCGTGATCTCTTCACCGGTTCCTTGGCCCTGATCGGGCACGGCGAGTTCGGGCAAGGTCAGCGTTGCGACCGAGGAGCGTCCGCGCGGCACGAAGCGGATCACGCCGTCGCTTTCGACCGCATCGAAGGAATAGGCGGACGCCAGCGCTTCGATCTCGGCGCGCGGGCTCATTGGACGGTCGCGCAGATATCCGGTGACGACACCGACCAGCGCCGACACATCATAGGCTGTGAAGCCGACGCGCCGGCAGCGTTCGGCGACGAGCGCCGCCAGATCGGCAAGGCCGACCTTTCCGTTCAGCCAATGGCCGAGCGGATAGAGATCGCCGTCGGACCAGAGATCGGCGCGTCCCGGCCAGGCGGGATAGGGACGCGCGTCCCATGTCCAGATGCCGAAGGCCTCGATCATCCGGCCGCTATAGACGCCAGAAGTCGGGTTATTGGCGCCTGAAGGCGCCCAGTAGCTCAAGACCGCTTCAAGCGCCCGGCGCTGGATTAGATCATCGCGCGTGCCTTTCGAGAAATAGGGCAGGAAACTCTCGGACGACTTCGGATCATAGAAGACGTTCGGCTGGTTCGCGCCCTTGTCGGCCGAGGGCACGCCGAGCTCGCAGAACCAGATCGGCTTCATCTGCGCCAGCCACGCCGTCGGCGATCCGCTTTCGACGCCGCCCGGGCGGTCGTAATGCCGGTTCAGCCACCAGTTCCGCAGATCCTTCGAGCGGAACACCCAGGGCTTGCCGTAAGCGCCGTCGGTGATGGTGGTGCGCGCCTGGTTGTTGCGGGCGGTGTCGCTGGCATAGAACCAGCTGAAGAACTCGCCGCCCTCGATATTCGATTGCAGATAGGCGCGATCATAAATAGAGGGCGCGCCTGCGATCCGGTCGAGATGGCCGGTGCCGTCGCGCCAATCGGCGAGCGGCGCATACCAGTCGATCCCGACGAAATCGATGTTGCTGTCTGCCCAGAGCGGATCGAGGTGGAAGAAGACATCGTTCGATCCGTCGGCGGGCCGATAGCCGTTGTAGTCCGACCAATCAGCGGCGTAGCTCACCTTCGCCCCGCCGCCGAGAATGCCCTTCACATCGGCGGCGAGCGTCTTCAGCCGGGCGACGGCGGGGAAGTTGGTCACGCTGTCGCGCACCGAGCAAAGCGCGCGAAACTCCGACCCGATCAGAAAGGCGTCGATGGTCCCTGCATCGATCGCGTTCACCGCCGCGCAGAGCTTGGCATAGTGCAGGATGAACCGGCGCAGGCCCCATTCGGCCGGGCCGGAATAGCTGGTCGTCACCGCATCAGTGCTGGCGTTGACCGACACCGTGACGTGTGAGGCGAGGCACGAGCCGAAGAACGAAGCGACCTGCGTTCCCGCCGCCGCCGTCTTGTCCACCGTGCCGGGCTGGCCGGCAGCGGGATGGCAGGTGATCCGCCCGCGCCAGGGATAAACGGGCTGGCCGGTGCCGCCATAGGGGTTCGGTAGTACGTTGCCGGCGGGCACGTCCATGAACACGAACGGGTAGAAGACGACGGCATAGCCGCGGGCCTTCAGATCGCGAATGGCGCGAACGACGGTATCGTCCGAAGGCGTGCCGCCATAGGCGGGCTTGCCCGCGCTGAGCGACATCACGAGCGCGCCGGAGCGGGTAATACCGTGCACCATCCAGGCGTCCGGCGTCGTCACCTTGTTGGCGACCTCGACCTTCGGGCGGATCGTGCAGGAGCCGCAGCGCAGATCGTCGCCGAACCAGCCCACGACCAGAAACACGGTATCGACGTTCGGCAGCGAGGCTTTCAAATCATCGAGCGCCACCGACCAGTCGGAGGTTGAGCGCCCGGCACTGTCGTTCTCGGGTGTCGTCGAGCCGCCGCCGAGATCGCGCTTCTGGACCTTGGTGTCATAGGTGCGCTCACCCGCGCCCGGGATCATGGTCACCGCGCGCACGATGGTCTCAAGGCTGTCGCCCGCCGTAGACGACACGCGCCGGAACACCTCGAAGGTCAGCTGCGGTAGCCGGTTGCCGAACTTTTCCAGCGCGAGATTGTCGAACACTACATAAGCGGTTCCGCGATAGGCGGGCGCGTTGCCCGATCCTTCGACGCCTTCGATCAGCGGATCGGGCGATTGGCTCGTCGTGCCGCGATAGACCCGCATGGTGATGCCGGCGAGCGAGAGCGGCTTGCCGTCGGCCCAGATGCGGCCGATCCGGTCGATTGGTCCTTCACAGAGCCCGACGGCGAAGTTCGCGAAATAGGAATAGGTCGTTGTGGTGACCGATCCGCCGCCGCCACCGCCGCCCTTGCCGCCGCCGGAGCGCTGCGTGGTGGTGGTCGCCACTTCCTTGAACTTGGTCGCCCAGATGATCTGGCCCGCGATCCGCACCCGGCCGGCGATCTCGGGGATCGCCGCGCCCTCGGTCGAAGCCTGAACCTGCAAGCTGTCGAGGCGAGGCCCTTCCTGCGTCGTGTTGCCCATCGACGGGCCGAACAGGCGATTGTCGATGAAGCTGCCGACAGCAGTCGCCGCCGCCGCTGCCGCGATCTGGACAAACGCCGAGGCGCCCGCCGTCAGCGCCGAGGCTGCGGCGGTGAGGAGCAGAACAGCCATGGTGGATCAGATCTCGGGAAAGCGGAAAGCAAAGCGCAGGCGGTTGCGCCACCACGGCACGAGCGAGACCTCGGCGACCGGGTGTGACTCGATGGCGTGGATCATGCGGTCGGTCGCGACGAGGATCGCGCAATGCTTGGCGGGCGCGTTGTCATTGATGGCGAAAAGTAGAAGATCGCCGGGCTCGAAGCCATCCAGCGCCAGCTGGATCATGTGGCGGCCGGCGGCATCGGCCAGCGTTTCCTCGCGCAGCGTCTCGGCCCAATCGCGCGAATAGGCGGGCGGGTGTTCGGGATCGGCGCCATAAACCGCGCGCCAGACGCCGCGCACGAGACCAAGGCAATCGCAGCCGACGCCCTTGAGCGCCGCCTGATGGTGATAAGGCGTGCCGATCCACGAGCGCGCTTCGGCGATGATCTTGTCGCGAATGGTCATGTGATCTTGCCGCCGTCGTTTCCGGCGCCCTGGTTCGGATAGGACATCGCGAAGTCGGTTCCCGGCATGTGCGGGAAGCCGCCGAAGTTGACCGTGTTGGCGAAGCGATCCCGGCAGGTGGCGAAGGTACGGTCGCAGCCCGCCGTGGCGCTGAACGTGTCGCCGGCCACCACCGGCGCGCCCATCGGCAGGGCGATGGCGATCCGCGAAACCCCGACGCTGGAGGAATGCGCCTTGATCTCGACCGCGAGGCCGTTGTTCACGCCGGAGGTCCAGACCAATTTGCCGCGCGTGAGCACGCCAGACGCGACGCCCGACAAACCCGACGCCAAGAACTCGAAGGCATCGAGCACCTGCGTCACCGCGCCCGTGCCGTTGCGCCCGGCCGCGTTGAGATCGATCCCGCAGCGGGCATCTCCCAAGTCCCAGGCGCAGGAACGCTGGAAGATGCGGCCAGCCGGTTGATCGAGCTTGGCGGCAAGGCCGCGCAATTCGGCGGAGAAGGCGAGCTTGCCGCGCGCGACCTGTCCGAGATTGCCGGCGCGCAGGATCACGCGTTGCGCCACATCCGACCAGTTCACCAGATAGATCGTGACGGCAGCATCGTCGTAGCGCCCGCCGTGGAGATCGTCCTCGGTGAGGGCATCGGACGACAGCGCGCCCTGCACATCGAGGTTCGAGACAGCGAGCCCGAGCTGGCCCTCGATCGCGGTTGCGGTGAACCCCGACGCGGCCTTGTAGGTGACGGCATCGAAGACGAGATCGCGGTCGAAGTCGGTGAAGCCCATCACCACGCCGTCGCGGCGATCCACCCGCCAGCAGCGGCATAGCGTGGTGAGCCCGCCCGCAACGTGGGTTGCGAGCGCGGGTGGGAGGGTTTTCATTCGAGGACTTCCACGAGGTCGATGTTATTGACGATCTGCAAGTCCCAGGCGTTCGCTTGGACAGGCAGACTGTCGGTGTCGAAGCGGACGGGAACGTCGAACTGGAACGAGGCGGTCGGCGCTGATCCCGGCGCGGAAGCGAAGGTGATCCGGCCCGTCTGGGTATCAATCGCGGCTGGCGTGACCGGGCTTCCGGCGATCTTGACCGTGACCGATCCGGCAACCGGCTTGGTGATCGTGCGGACGTGTTCATAGCCTGAGCGGTTGTAGCGCTTGACGATCTGCCAGACGGTCGGCGTGATCTGCACCATCGCCTGATCGGCGGCGTCGAAATCGTTCCAGTCCTTGAAGCGGAACGAGTAGGCCCGGCCTTTCACGACATGGAAATGCGCGATCACCGCCGCCATGTCGGTGCGGCTGCGGATGCCAGTCGAGATGTTCCAGCGGCCCCGGGCTTGCGACCAGTTGACGTTGCGCTGCTCGGCGCCCGAGGCGAGCGTGACGATCTGGGTCGAAAACCCCGGCCCGCCGGTCGCGCCGCGCCCGACCGAGCCGGGGAAGGTGATATCGAGAAATGGTTGCGGCATCACATCCCTCGCATGCCGGAGCGAACGGCGCGGGCGAGCCCTGCCGCGATCTGGGTGCGGCTGGCGTCGAAGGCGGTCGGGTTCGGCGTCTGGATCGTGACGTTGACGACCGCGCCGCTGGAACGGGGATCGCCGCGCTCGTAGGCGCGCGCTTCCTTCCGGTTCAGCACGCGCTCGCCCCGTTGTAGGATCGCCGGCACCTCGTCGGGCTTGAGATAGGCGCCGTCATGGAAGCGCGACGCACCCGCGAAGACGCCTGCCGGAACCATTCGGCCGACGCCGCCTGCGCCGACCAGCCCGCCCTCGTGGAACAGCCGTGAGAAGATGCTGCCCAGGATGCCGCTGCCTTGCCCGAAGGTCGGCAGGTTCGAGCCAAAGAGTAAGTTCTTTAGCGGGTTGAGCAGCGCGAGCTTGATCATTTCGCGGTTCAGATCCTGAAGCGCGAGGCGTCCCGCATCGGCCCAAGACTTCCAGTCGAGTTTGCCCCGCGCCAGCACATCGGCGAAGCGATCGAGCGCGGACCCGACGGCGGTTTCGATGGCGCGATAGGCTGCGTCCTGCCGCTGAAGCTCCTGCGTCAGCCGTTCGATCTTGCCGGCATTCTCGACGATGGCGCGGCCTTCCTCGCTCGCAAGATCGATCCCGCGCGAGCGCAAGCCCTGCTCGGCGCGGAGCTGGGCGATGATGACCGAGCGCTCGGAGGCGCTCTGGCCGATCAGCCCGATCTGGCGTTGCAGAAGGGTGATTTCGTCCTTCTGGTTCTCGACGGCCTCGCGGCCGGCAAGTTGGCGATTGAGTTCGTCAATGCGCCTGGCATTGCCGATGGCGGATTGCCCTTCCGGGCTGGCTGCATCGATCCCGCGCTGACGCAATTGCTGGATGGTGCGAAGGGTTGCCAGTTCCTCCGAGCGCTTGGCGACGGATGCGCCAACAAGCGCGACCTGCCGTTCCAGCAGAGTGATCTCGTCGCGCTGATCGCGCAGCTGCTCCTTACCGCGCAGTGTCCGGTTCAGGCCTTCGATCTGGCGGGCGGACTCGATGTAGGCGCGGGCTTCCTCGCTCGCGAGATCGACGCCGCGGCGGCGAAGCTCCTGTTCGGCGCGCATCACGGCCAGCGCATCGCCGCGCGCCGCGACGGTTGCGTTGATCAGCGCCACCTGCCGCGTCAGAAGTTCGATCTCCCGGCGGCGATCCTCGTTGGCGGATAGGGTCTGCGCGCGTTCCTGTTCGACGAAGAGCCGACCATAGGCTTCGCGCATCCGCTCAATGATTCGCGTAAGGGTTTCCTTCGCTTCGCCCTCGGCGAGCGCCTGCGCGGTGAGCAGCGGACGCAGCGCCTGCTCCACCTGCATAACCTGTTGGGCCTTGGCCGAAGCCAGCGAGCCTGCCGCCACCGCATCGTTGACGCGCTTCTGGGCGGAGGCTTCCGCCGTCAGATCGGCGACTTGCCTCGCGGCTGTCGCGGCCTGCTCGGCGATACGTTCGCGGAGCGCCTGGCGGGCGCGCGCTTCGGCATCGATGCCTTCACGCGCCTGCTCGATCAGGCCGGTCTTGCGGGCTTCCGCGCGCTCGGCCGCCGCAGCGCTTTCGAGATAAGCATTCGCCAGGGCAAGCGTCGAACGGATCGACACTTCGGTGACGGAGGATTGCGAAACAACGGATTGTGTCGCCGCATCGACCGCCGGTCGGAAGCGGGCCAGTTCTGCCGTGACTCGTCGATAGGCGGCTTCGACCTCCGCGACATCGTTGAGCTTCGAGCGCGTTAGAGGATCATCGAGCGCCGCGCGCAAGGTCGCCTGTTCACGGCGCAGGCGTTCAAGATCTCGCGCGCCGGGGATGATATCGCGGGCGGCTTCACCTGCGCGAACCGAAAGCTCGTTCGCCCGGGCGTCGGCCGCGAGCTGCGCGGCGCGGCGCTGCTGATCGGCAAGCTGGGCTTCGATCTCGGCGATCCGACGCTCGACCTGCGGCAGCATCAGCGGCACGACATTGCCGCGGATGTTCTCGCGCAGACGGTCGCGCTGCCATTTCAGGAGATCGAGTTCTTCGGACGGATTGCGGCCATCGACGGCGCGATCCACCGCCTTGCCGATGGCGTCAAAGGCGTTCGAGGCCTGGCGGGCGACATAGTTCCAGGCGCGTCCAAAGGCGTTGGTCGCCTGTTCGGCGTCGGCAAGCGCCGGCACGAGCGCGTTCAAGAGAACCCGCTGCGCCTCGGTGCGATTGTTCTGATCGACCAGCGTTCGGATATACTGGCGCGTCCGGTCGTCGAGGAAGGCGAGGCGGGCATTCAGTTCGTCGGCGCCGCGCACCGGATCGGCGAGCGCGGTTGCGAGCTGTTCGGCGCCGGCCTTGGTTTCGACGCCCATCGTGACGGCGAAGTTGCGGGCGATGCCGATCGCGCGGCCCATTTCTTCCGCCCCGATCTTGCCGGTGCGCAGGAAGGCGACTTCCATCTCGCGCGCGGCGGTGACCGAGACCTTGCCGGTTTCGGCGGCGCTATGGGCGACCCGCTCAAGGTCGGCGGCGGTCGTGCCCGAAGCGCGGCCCGCGCCCATGAGCGCCGTGGTGACGGCGCGCGTCGATGCATCGTTCGCCACCCAGGCGGCGGTGAGCCCGACGGCCGCGACGGCGACGCCAGCAACGATCCCGCCGACAACCCCGAGCGCCGAACCGAAGGCGGCGAGCGTTCCGCGCAAGCCGCCGAAGGCCTGCGTCACCTGACCGCCCTGCTGCATGAGGATGGTCATCGGCGACATGCCGGTCGACATCGACGCAACCACGTCGTTGAACGTGTATTGCAGCGTCAGAAGCTGGTTGCGGGTGAGGCCGGTCGCACCGCCCACTCCCTTGATCGCCTGCGAAGTCTGGTCAAAACGCTGCTTCGCCAAGCCTTGCGCGGCGGCATGTTCGGCCGACGTGATCGCGCCTCGCTTGACGAGCGTGGCGTATTCGGCGAGTTCCTGGTTGAGGCGAGCCTGTGCCGCGCCGAGCGGATCGATCGCGGCGCGCAGCGCATTCGCCCGCGCGGCAAAGCTTTCCGCCTCCCGCGCCGCTTCCTCGAAGACACCGGCAGAGTCGCGGGCGGATTTCGGGATCGGGCGGTCAACGTTCAGAACGGTGTTGAACCGCTTCTGCGAGGCGTCGGCTTCGCCAGCCATGCGCGCGGCTTCGGCCAGGCGCTTCAGCCGTGCGACCTCGCGGTCGGTTGCGGCGCCGGAGCGGTCCATCGCCTTTTCGACCGAGCCGAAGGCGGCTTGCCCGGATTGTCCGACCTCCTCGAAGGCGCGCTTGATCTCCGCCTTCCCCTCGACGCCGAGGCGGATGGAGACGTTCGTGGCGCTCATGATGGATCAGCGTTCCGGCGATAGGCGTTGACGACGATGGGTTCGATCTCGGGAAGGACATCGACGAGAAGCGGGTTCAGTGCGCCCATGGCGTGGGCGAGCATCAGGATCGCCCCGAAATCGAGCGCATAGACACCGCCCATCACCGCGCGGACCTGCCCGGCCGAGCGCTTGATCACCGCCCAGGCCAGCGCTCCTTCCGCGGTTGCGGGCTCGTGCTCGTCATAGGGACAGCCCGCGCAGCGCAACGGGCAGGCGGCGCAATAGCCTTCCCCGCCGTCGAAGTGCCATTCGGCCAGGGCGATCAGACGTTTTTTTCGTCGAGCCTCGTCAGCGCCGGGCCGACATAAAGCCGGTCGATGGCATCGAAGGCGGGCCAGAGTTCAAGCAACTGCTCGATCGCTTGCCTGTCGGGATCAACCGGTTTGCCCTTGGCGTCGCCGATGCCCTCCCAGGCCACAATGCCCGTCTGGGCGAGGGCGCGGGTGAAGGCCGCGCCCGCCTCGATCGTCGCCTGTTCGCCGCCAGCCTTCAGCGCTTCACCCGCCGCACTACGTGCGATCAGCATTGCGGCGACCGAGACGGGGCGGAACTGGATGCGCACGCCGGGCAGCACATCGAGCCAGAAGGGCTCAGTGGACACGGGTTCGAGCTTGAGCATGGTGGCTCCTTCGGGGTTGGTCGGATCGTGGGGAAGGGAAGATCAGTACGAGGCTACGTCGTTGGTCAGAACGACGGAGCAGGTCTTGTTCAGCACGGGATCGAGCGCGGCTTGCCAGGCGAACGGGGTTTGGATGCCGCCCGGTCCCTGAATTTGCCGGTTGCCGCGCGGCAGGAACACGCGATGCGCGGTGAAGAGCAAAGAGCGGCTGGCGTCGATGGTCCAGCCGAAGGCGATCTCACAGGGCGTGCGGGCGGTCGCCTGATCAAGCAGGCTCGTATCCTGAAACCGCGCGTTCAGATTGCCCGAGCATTTGACGATGCCGGGATCGATATCGGCGATGCGCCCGTCGGATCGGATGACCTCGATCTTTTCAAGGTTGTTCGAATACATCAGTTCCGCCGAGACGATGTTGCCGAGCACCGCGCCGTTGCGGGTGATCGATCCCTGAAACTGGCTGAAGCGCTCGACATCGAGCGCGGTCGGCGTGCCCGCACCCGTGGTGACAGCCGCCGCCTCGCCTTGCGCGATCACGTTGACGGTTGCTGACAGAAGCCCGGAGCGCTGCGCCTGGACGGACAGGCTGTTCGCCCGCGCACCATAGTTCATGCCGAAGAAGGGCACGTCCGGAAGGCCGACCTCGATCGACATCGACGGCAGGTTCTGCGTGCCGGAGACGAAGGTGTGGCCGTTCGCGCCGCCGGTGAGCGTGGCGCCGGAAAGGGTGATGCGCGCTGCGGCGTTGGTAGACAGCGCTCGCGCGTTGCCGGCGAGACCGAGCGCCTTCGCGGTGAGATTGACCACGGCGCCGGTGGCCACAGCCGCGACGTTGGCGCTCGGGTTGATGATCGCGGCCATGGCGGTTGCCGTCGCGGCGGCGTTCGCACCGATGTTGAATTGCTGCCCGGTCGCGCCGGAGGCCACGGCCGTATAGACCACGCCGTCCACGGTCACGGTGTCGTTGGCGATCAGGTTGGCGAGCAGCGTCAGCGAGCCCCGGGCCGCGATCGACGCGGCGGTCGTCGGGTTGCCGAACAGCGCCTTCAGCCAGAAGCCGATATTGCGGTGATCCATCGGAACGACGATGTCGCTTTCGTTCGACACCACGTCATAGGCCGGCGTCAGCGGATCGCGGCCATAGCCGAGGAGATCGCTCTCGATCAGGGATTGCTCTTCGCCGAGATTGGCCGAGACGAAGGGCAGCTTGCGAAAGCCCGTGCCGGGCGTGACGCCATAGGTGGCTTCAAACACCGCAGCCATGACGGCGTTGGCGCCGCGTGCGCGTGCCATGGGAATACTCCTGTCGTTGTTGGTTCAGTTCCAGAGGCCCGAGCGCGGTCGAAGGCCGTCGATCAGTTGAGAGGATCGGTCGTCGCGTAGACGGCGAGGATCGCGAGATCGGCGAAGCGTCCTGGCAAGGCGCCGAGCGCTTCGATATCGTCCGTCACCGGCGCTTCTGCTTCGATCCAGTCACACAGCCC